TTGCGACAATTCTGTGCCGTATTCCATGTTGTCTAACGCTAATTCCAAGCGTTGCTCCATTTCGGTCATAACTTGATATAACTCATCCATTTAAATTCCCCTTAAATGACATAGCGAAGTTGCTATACCTTAGATTGTAAGCAAATTTAAAAAAAATGCAAACATTATTTGTAAAATCTTGTAAACTAACAAAAAAACCATGTAAGTAAACTTATACAATGATACTGAATCCTGAAAATTTCATGCAAAATGTGGAAAAAATACCTTTTTCAGGGTGCTGGATATGGGTTGGTAGTGTTAATGGTCAAGGCTATGGTAGGATTTCTTTGACTAAGTGGGACAATGTTTCTGCCCACAGAGCCAGCTATATGTTGTTTAAAGGCCCAATTAACAAAGGTTTGTATGTTTGCCATAGATGTGATGTGCCTGCTTGTGTAAACCCTGACCATTTATTCTTAGGAACGCCTGGTGATAATGCTAGGGATATGGTTGCTAAAGGCAGACACGCTAAAAACTACAAGCACAAAAAAAGACCTCCGCTTGAGGTAAGTGAAGAAGTTTACGAAAAAGTAATGAAACTCATAAATGCAAAAAAATAGAATAGTTTTTACAGATTCACAAATTATTGAGTTGTTGGGGGGCGTTAAAAAAGTGTCGCTTTTATGCAACATTTCACACGCTGCGGTATCACAATGGAAAAAAAATGGTATCCCTGGTTCTCAATACGCATTTTTAGGAGCAACTCTTGAAAAAGAGTCGCATGGTTTAATTACACGCAAGGATTTGTTTCCTAAGTCTTGGCATTTAATATGGCCAGAATTGGCTTAAAAGGAGCTTAAATTGATTGAAGATATGGTTAGTGCAAAAGAATTTATTAACGCAGATACCCCAACAAGAGAATCCATGCTGATTGATATGCTTAGAGTGGCTGATATGGAAATCAAGTCTTTGCGTGAACAGCTTATGTTTGCTAGGCGTGAGCTAGAAGCCAACAAACAACTTATTCATGCGCTTGGCCCTGCTGCCTTTTCAGGACAACACTAATGGAAATCATAATTAAGAAAATTAAAGAAAATAAAGACGGGTCAGCCGAAGTCCATGTGCATTACGACAAAGAAGGATTACACTTTCTCGTGCAACAAGGAATGACCTGCACTTTGGTAGAGGCTATAATGATGGAGCGTAACGGGGAAATGTTTCATGTTTCAAGCGTTCTAAACGCCATTCCTAAGAAAACTGTTGTAAAAAAACAACAAACAAAAAAGAAATAAGTTGTAGTAAACTCTATGGACAGGCTAGGGATGCACCCCGAAAAGCGATTAGTCACCGCCCGCCATGTCCACCTTTTTGACTACCTTTGACAGAGGAATAAAGTGAATTTTTACCCTTTCCACATTGGCGATTACGCATCACATACACGGCATTTAAGTCTTATAGAAGACTTAGCTTACAGAAGGTTGATTGATCTTTATTATTTGTCTGAAAAGCCATTTCAGGGAGAATTTGATCTTATAGCCCGTCACATTGGCATGAAAGAATACTTAAACGAAGTTGAGTATGTCCTTTTTATGTTTTTTGAACAAACCCCTTCTGGGTGGATAAATAAGCGTTGTGATGACGAAATAGCTAAATATCGTGCTAAAGCTGACTCTGCTAGAAATGCAAACAGAATCAAATCAGAAAAGATATCAGCTCTGAAATCAGAACCGAATCACAACGTAACCAATAACCAAGAACCAATAACCATTAACCATAAACCAATAAAAGCTGATGTCGCTAAAGCTCCCAAAGCACAAAGATTAAAGATTGAACAGTTGCCAGAGGATTGGATAATGTTCTGTAAGACGGAACGCCCTGATTTAAAGCCTGATAAGATATGGAATCAATTTAGGGATTATTGGATAGCTCAAGGTGGTCAAAAAGGTGCTAAATTGGATTGGTTTGCAACTTGGAGAAATTGGGTCAGAAATCAAAAAAGTGTAGTAAATTACACAACCGACAAGCCTATGCAAAAATGGGATGCTACTCTTGCTGGAGTTATGGCTAAAGGCAAAGAATTGGGGATAGAGCCTAAACGTGGCGAAACCGAAGGGCAATATCGTGAACGACTTAGAGCTGGAGTTAAAACATAAGAGTGGGGTACGCCAGCTATGTAAGTGGCGATCAGAGTGGGGTCTGGCTAAGTTTAGGTTATATTTATCAAAACATCAGTTACCAGAAGCATTACTTAAAGACTTTAAAACGCAATACGAATTAGGAAACAGGGGGGAATACAAATGTTGGAAAAAACCATTATTGCAGCAACAGGGTTTGGATATTTGATGGTAGGTGTTTTGCAGTTACGCAAGGGGGCGTTTCCTAACGCAATTATTTGGTTAGGCTATGCGTTTAGTCAAATTGGATTATGGTTGGCCCTAAAATGAAAGAATACGATCCAAACGATGCAGTAGAGTTTATTTATAATAACGCTCCCAAATATGCAAAAGCAAAGGGCCAGTTAGCCGAGCTTGAAGCGTATAAGCATAGTCTTAAAGCAATTAAGATGAAGCAATCTAGTGAACAATCACTAGGGGCGCAAGAGCGAGAGGCATATTCTAGCCCTGAGTATCAAGAATTATGCAAGGGTATTGGAGCAGCCACCGAACAAGCAGAAGTATTAAAATGGCAGTTAGAAGCCGCTAAGATGAGATGGGAAACTTGGCGCACAGAACAAGCAAACAATAGACAAATAGAAAGAGTCACACGATGAACGATTATGCAGACATTATTCTTAAACTTAATTCTTTCATCAAAAACTATCACAATGCGGTTCTTAAAGGTAAATATTCAGATGCTTATGTAATTGCTTGTTCTATAACAGAATCAGCGCAAGAGTTAGAAGATTGGACTAGCACGAAAAGTGTCCACTAAAGCCGAGAAAGCGCATTATGATCGCTTGGCGAGATTTGGCTGTATCCTCTGCTACAAACAAGGCAATGAAGGGACTCCAGCGGAGTTGCATCACATTAGACGAGCTGGTAAGCGAAGTGATGCCCCTGTTATTCCATTATGCCCCTACCACCATAGAGGCGCAAATACCAGTATTCACGGAATGGGTCGCAAACGCTTTGAACGAGAGTACGCTACTACAGAAGAAGAATTGCTTGAATTGGTATTACAGAAGATTCGTTAGAGTTCCAAAGGATCGAAGCCAAGCTCGGTAGCAACTCTTTTGGCTCTGCGCTTAAAGGTAGCATCGTGCTTAGTCCAGGCGTGAGTAACTGTGTTGGCCCTACTCATGTGAATCATCTCATGGCATAGCGTTGTCATAACTGTATAAAGATGCCCACAGCGAGCTTCTGATACTGTGACTATGTGTTCCCAATCTCCATCATCGTGCAAATATGTACCCATAGCTTCAGGGTCTGCATCAACAATAAATTTCACTTGCTCTGGTAAAGGCATATCCCATTTGCAATATGGTTCGCAACATACCATTGCACTATAAAGATTGCGTAGGATTGCGGGTGTTAGCTTCACTTCCAGGTAATCCATTCTTTAATAAGCTGTTTTTGTTTTCTTTCAACATAAACAGGCATACTAAATGTTAAACCATGTTCAGGATGGGTAATCCACAAAGCCTGGCGTGGTGGCTCAAAGCCAAAGTTATTTGCGTAAGCATATTCATCGTAACCTTTAAGGCTACCATTCACGATAAGGCGTTCTAGCTGGATTAACTGATGCCAATGACCGAGAATCATTGTGTCGTATTCCATATCAATCTGAGCGTTTCTGGAACGCTTACGATGATCTCCACGAATGATTGGCCCTAAAGCCCCAATGACACCATCACCCCCACGAAATTGATCCCCGTGTGTAAGTAGATATTTATGTCCGTAGATTGAATAATAGGCATCTGAGCCGTCAGGAATATGAAATTGGATGCGGGAATCATTTTCAAACCTCTTTGATAGAAACTGATAGAGTAACCAATCAAAGGATGTGAAGTTCCTGCCTTTTGCCCTAATTTTGTGCGTATTGCGCCCATGATTACCACTTACGCACGGAACAAAGACATTTCCAAACTCATCGGCTAAAGTTTCTATACACCAAGTCAATACACCGAATAAGTCTATAACTGTAGGCATAATCTCCATAGAGTTTGTAGCCATCAATTCTTCATGGATGTCACCAGAAACCATATCTCCACCCAACACAAACACAATGCCAGGGTAATCAGATAAGGCTACATGGTTTTTAAGTAAATCAATGGTCTTTTCAATCATGACTTTTGCACGATCTTGTGCAATCGCTACGTTATATTCATTTACGCCATTAATTTGATTTGGGTCAACTACTTCGCCCCAATGCCAATCTGATGCAAAAAGAGTAGGAACGCCTGCACTTCTTTTGCCTTTACTGGGTTTAATTAGCCAATTAGGAGGAGATACCACCTTCTTTGACATTTTTAGAATAACTGTTTTAATGTATTCGGCAGTTAATGTATTTTCTTCATGGGCGTGGATCGTAGCCTCTAATTGACGTATTTTGTTTTTTGCATCATTTAATTCGTTTAAATCTTTGTTAAATACATCAACTGTAGGCTTAATGCCTGCTTTGACACCAGCTCTATATCTTGAGTTGTAAGTGCCTTCAGGAAGATTAAGAAGTTCGGCTGATTTTCTTTTATTGCCTGTCTTAGCAAAAGCATTTACCGCTTCTTGCATATCTTCATGCGATAATGGTTTTTGAGCCATTTCATCCCCTATTGGTGTAAAGTGTTTAGATACTAACCTTTAATTTATTACAATTCAATGACCTATGCTAAAAGAGTGGACTCTAATCATGCGATGCTTGTTAAAGCTCTTAGAGATATGGGTTGTTCAGTCTTTGATACGTCTAGGGTTGGTTCAGGTTTTCCCGATGTCGTGTGTGGAAAGAATGGCAAGACGATACTCTGTGAATTTAAGAGAGATGCCAAAGCACCATATACTAAAGCCCAACAGCTTTTTATGATGAATTGGAAAGGTTCAACAGTAGCTAGAATCCACGATATTGAAGGCGCAATAAATCTAGTAAAATTGCTTGAAAAATCGTAAAATAGTATTATTATTCGTAGTGTATTAACCCCATCTTAAAGGATAAATCATGGGCAAAATGGACAGCAGCAAAGGTATTCCACTATCAACTGGCGATAAGCTACC